TACCACATATTACCCTGAACACCAGTACGAAAATCCGTACCTCTCTGACCATTTGCTGATCCGGTTACACCGCGAGTAGAACCGTCATAAAATGTTAAACCCATAATAATCCCTCCTTATGATCAAGTCGTGGGGGCGAGATTTTAATTACCCCGCCCCCATAAAACCATCTATTTATGCGCTTAAGTCACCAATCTTCGCCTGTACGAAGAAGTTCTTGCATCGGAACTCACCCATCGTGTAGAGCAGTCCACGAACCACCAGCTTATCAGCAGCGAAGTAGTCACGGTTCTCTATGTACTGGGTAGGCTGAGCAATCGCTATCTCCAAGTAATCGGTGTCAAGAACATAGATGTTCGATCCAAGCCTAACACCTGCCGAAGAGGTCGAGAAGGGCGTATCCGCATCTGGAAGAATTGGAATACCCATGTACGTAGCCAGAACTAGACCAGTGCGAGTACCGGGGAACGTTCGCTCCGAACCGACACCAACCTGATATTCCTCCTGACCCATATACCTCTGTTGGGAGTTGAGTAGTCGTTCCAGCTTAAAGTACTGGTCATGGCCCAAGATAATTAGCTTAGGCTCCCCACCGTTCTCCCTAACCTTCTGAATGGCAGTATCTAGCAAGTTAAGGGACAAGTCCCTCGCCGTGCCACCGTTATAGGAAACATTAGCGCCTGAAGCCCAAAGGCCCTGAGTTCGCTGCATCCCCGTTAGGTCATAAACACCGACACCCTTATCAACTGCAGCGGCTCCCCAACCATTGCCATGAGCAGGCTGAGCGTCTTCGGCAACTATATCGTCAATCGAAGTCAACCCTGCCCTCTGTCGGACGTAAGCTAGGTCACCACTATCCGCATTTGCGGAACCACTCCAAGCCGTATTACCAGCAGTAGTAGACAACGTAAAGGTTGTATTACCACCAGTGGTAGAGGGAGGAGTAGACTCTGAAATTGTACCCGTTTGCGTGGCTATACCAGTCGCACTATCGTCCCTCAAATATACCGTATCTCCAACGTGGAAGAATCGAGCATTAGCTTCGGGAACGACGAACGTGGTCGTAGTACCATCATTAATTCCGGATACGCTTCCGGACAAAATCTCCTGATTAATTTCCTTCATGTGGTCAATCTGGGCATTCTCATTCTCTAGCGCCAACACGTCCCCAACACCACCTTCCAACTGCGCCGTAAAGACCGACTTCACCGAAGCACCGAAGGTCGTCGCGACAATTCGCGGAAGGCTAGATATTGGCTCAATGTTCGACACGTCAACGTCCGGTAGGGAGCCAACTTCTGCGACAGGCCGTGACCTATTCGTGCCACGATCTGTCCTGACCCTCCAACCAGCCGTATTACCCCAGACTACTCTGGGAATTGCATTGAAAAACCTTGTTTGGTTATTTAGGGCCTGCCACACCTTACGACCATAAGTAGTCGTAAAGATGGAAGCTGTACCAGTAGCGGCTCCAGTGGAGCCTACCTGAAAGAAGGTATCGGCTTTACTAATAAAACCGGGGCCGAAAATCGACTGATACAACCCACGCTGTGACTGTGCCACATACTCTGATAGAGTTGGATTTGTAGGCATTGTATTATCTCCTTATCTTAAAATTAAGTTAACTTTGAATTAGTTCCTTTGGAACGCCATCCGTCTCGCCAGACTCGACCTGCATCTGCAAGTCGCGTAACTGCTTGTAGGACAAGTTAGCTAACTGATCAACAACCTCATCCCCACTAGCAGCGGATAATGTACCGCCCTTACTAATGGGAGTTCCACCATCTGTACCCATGTTATTATGGTCGATAATGGTAGGTCGCATCAGACTCGTCTCCTCCTTAAAGCCCATCTTCCGAAGTCGCTTCTCAGTTTCATTAGCGACCATCTTCTCAATATTCTTCTGAGAGTACGCAATATTCTTGTCACCAGCCTCATCCTGCTCCTCTGCTGTTGGCTCCTCTTCAGAACCATTCTCATCATCTTCCTCATCAACCGCGTCATCCCACGGCATACCTTCCTTTAACATATTAAGCTGCTTCTGCATAGCCTGAATGACACCCTGAACATTCTCAGTCTTAGTATCAATCGTAACGGCCTTCTCTGAGTCATCAGCATTACTAGACGACTTCCCAGTACTAGAAGCACTCTTTACCTTCTCACCATCAACGGGTACACCCCGTTCTCCACCATACTGCCCAGCCTTCATTAGCTCAACAGTCTCTTCTGCTACTGCCTTAACAAGCTGTGCCTTTTCCTGTACGGCCCATTCCATCTCCTCTACCTCTTTAGCATCTTCCTCATCCTTCTCTTCATCTTCCTCTGCCTTAATTAATCGAGCGTCCATCTTCTGCAAAACTTCCGCAACGGCGGCGAGTGCTAAACCATTCCCTTCCATCTGCTTTTCGATACGATCCAAGATTTCAGAATCCATTCTAATACCTCCTGTTCGTTCTAACGAAGGTTGGTCTAAGCCACCGCCGACCTTCTTATATTATAATACGTGCAGTTTTAG